CATCTAACCCTTCATCACACGCATCTTCAGTTGCAACCATGGCCAGTTTATGAGCTGTGCTCGGCGCTTGCTTCAACGCTTTAAACTCGTCACTTATAGGGTACTCTAACAACCATTTGCGCAACTCTGCTGGGTTTGCTCTTAGTGAGTCAAACAACGTACTATAATAAGTTTCGGGTGTGCCCCCCGCCATGGTCGCAAACTCCGCCATGGTGTCGGCTGGGGCGAATATTACCCACCACCTCCTATCCACCGCGTCTAGGGGTAAGGCGTCTTTATAGTTCGTAAAGCAAATATAGTTTGTGCAGTTGATAATATTGTGCTGATTAACACCTTTCTGATTAATCTGTACGATCCTGTCCGTGATCAGAGGTTTTAAACTATTAACAACTTCGTGGCGATTATGACCGACCACGCGCAACTCTTCTAATATGTTAACTGCTACGTTGGTTGCCCACCCGTTAAAGTTACTGGTTACTTGGTTGGGCGCTACTGTACCAACGTTCTCATCTCCGATTGTTAGACGTAACAACTCACCAAAGTACGACTTGCCAATGCCTTGTACACCTTGGATAACTGGCGACCATAACAGTTTTTGCCCCAAGTGCTGGACTTGGTGCGCTAGCCATTGTGTTAATATCTTTGCGTGCTCGTCATTACTGCACAATGTTTTTATGTGGTTCTCAGCGTACCTTATAGCTTGTTTACCTTGCTCTGTGTACTCTATTGCTGCTTTAGGTACGGATGATGGTTGAAATGTATTCATAATAACTCCTGATTTGTTTCTAACGATTGTATCTTTAACTGCAGGTAGATACATCATACTATCTACCTGCTTTAAAAAACCCCTATCACTAACGTATTTGATCGCTGAGGGTTTACTGGCGCCAATGTAAGGTACGTGCTTCCCGCACACCACGTTGAACGCTTCAGATCCGTATATGCGTTTGCTGTCACGGTGCATAATGGCTTTATGGGTGACAACGTATATCCATTCCTTGCACCAATTGGGTTGTGTGTCCTCATCTTTATGCACTGTGTCAATGGCGCGTGTGAACTTGTCGCGCAACTCCGTTAACGATGGACGTATACCAACCAATTCCTTGTACCTATCTTGTATAGCTTTAACGAGCATTTCACGGTGGAGCATACTCACATCTAGCTTAGCTACCTCACGTGGTATGTTTATCTCTAACTCGTCCGATTCCGCTACTTTGATTTGGTCAATTAAAAACGTTACCTTGTCTTCTGCTGTTTTAAACTCAGCAACTTGTGACATGTGGTTAACTGTACCAAGTGTGACACCATTCCCGCCATGGAATGACCGCCAGCGCTTAGCAGTCTCACCGGCGGTGTAGTTCTTCCCGCCTTTGCTCCATTCTTCCCACAACTTTAATCCAATTAGAGATGAGTCCCAATCGTGTATGGCCATCCCAACCTTAACCCATTCATCATGACCCATTGAAGGGTTAAGTTTGGCCAACATATCTTCGATTGTCGCCTGTGCGGTGCGTCCTTCCTGTATTAGTCCTGCAAAATCCCCTAAGTCGGGCTTCTCAGGTGCTGCCTGTGCTTTTAGCCTATGCTGTGACCCTGCTTGCGTTAAAAGATGGCGTATGAGGCATTCTGGGGCTTTTTCTTGGGTAAAGTCCCCTAGGAAGTCGTCATACCACGTATATTCACCGTTTCTAGTGCGTGAACCGACGATTACGCACTGAGCGCCTAAACTTAAGAAGTCAATTCCCTTGTACCGCTTCAGCGTCTTAGGTAACGTGCCATGATACACGACGTCATCAGGTATATATAAGTAAATGTGGAAACCGCCCCGCGGGGTGTTGACTGTAGGGGTAAGCTCTATGCCGAGATCTTCTTGGAGTTGTGCAAACGATTCTGTACCGCCATTGCGGGGATCAACATCGATTACTAAATCACGTGCGGTCAATACCCAACCTAGGTTGCCTGTATGCTTATTGATGCGATCGCGTGATATATAGTTGGTTGTCCAGTTGAGTGTGAACGGTACGTTTTCCCTCAGCAATGTGAGGTTAGCCCCGCCTCTTATATATCTATCGACTATACGGGGGTTCACTCTATGTGCCATTTTTGTTCTCCTCTTCTTTTATTAGTTCTACATAGTCTCTTCATTGTCGTCGTCCTCTTGCTGCTCAGCCGTGGCGGCTTGTATCATATCTACCAACACATATTCAAGTTGCAGCTGGTTAGGGTAACCATCTTTGTGTGACAACTGTGATAAGATGCTGTATACCGTGTCTAATGTCAGCACGTAAGGTGTGACGGATGGCATCGTGGAGAAGCCCATTGTATTTAATAGAGTGTTGTATGTGATGAATGTATCTCTATCTAATCCCATCATTTTATAGTGTAATGCTTTACGTGTTACGGTATTTAGGGTACCGTCATCGAGTGTTTGTATCATAATTTACCACCTTTCGTCGTTAATTTTTGTCTGTTTATATATATAAAATAGCACAATAATTTTAGGTTAGCAAATGTTTTATTTTAAAAATATGTGGATTTTGGCTGTTTTTGGGGTGTTTTTAGGGTGGTTCATATAGGTTTTGTCTAAGCCCTTGTTATAAAACCTATACACGTTTACGTATTATGTGGTTTTGAGGGGTGTAAGGTTGGTGTTTTACATAGGTTCATATAGATTATGTATTACCCTACTTAGATGAAATCGATATGAGCTTGTCAATTTTGGGGTATTTTGGCTAAAATGGTTAAAAAGGGTGTTTTAAATGTTATAATATAACATTTTAGAAAAAGTTCAAATCGATTTGGTCAATGTGAGAAGGGAGTTAATGATAACGATTATCATTTATATTTGTCTTATGGGTAGAAAATTAGGTAGGTTGAGTAACTGCGTATTTCTCCAAGCCCTTATGAGCTGGTTAGTTTTTACTATACTACTATACTACTATTAATTAATTAATTATAAATACATATAAATACAAATAAATAATATAAATATATTAAGATTTTTTTTTTAATCTATATATAGGGAATAGGGAAAAAATAGTCACGTATCTGGGAGTTAAAAAACCGTGGAGAATATGCAAATATTTATTTGACAAGTGGTAGATAGTGTACCATAATTAAAATGTAAGGTAAATGAATCAAACAACGAGGTGAGCTAAATATCTTGACATACGCGCATGGTTATGATACAATGCGCGTATGAGTAAGTCGAAGAAGCCTAAACAGACCAGTAAACAAAAAGAAATTCTTGCGTTGCATCGAGAAGATGTCAAACTCCGCGCGTATGAAAGTGGAGCTTTACCGCATGAGATATTATTATCTATTGCACGTGGTGAAGCTATGCAGATTATGCGCAAGGTCACGTCAACAGATGTTAAAGGCCAAGAGTTCGAAGAGTGGGTAGAAGATATATACTTTCCAAGCGTCTCAGAGCGCATTGACGCTGCTAAAAGCGCAGCCCCTTACTACACCCCTAAATTGGCATCGCAGACCGTTAGAAACGAATCTGAGGGCTTACAGCGCATTGCATCGGTGTTTAACGATATTGCTGGCAACCTGCCGGATTAATCTTATGTACAACCGCGATAAACTTACTCCAGAACAAATTAAATGCGTGGATAGATGGTATCCGCTCATCCCACATCCTGAACAGTTAAGGTTGATTGAAAGTAAAGCACGATTCAAGGTTGTGCCAGCAGGCCGACGCAGTGGGAAGACTGAACGCGCCAAGCGATTCATAGTTAAGTACGCAATGCAAAATGCTAATGAATCGTTATTCATCGCTGCACCAACTCACGCTCAAGTCAAGAAGATATATTGGAATGATATCAAAACGTTAAGCTTCGCTAGCGTCGGCGGTGGTCAAGTGTACGAATCAGAACTATACATCAAGCTGGCTAATGGTTCTTGTATCTATTTGATTGGGCTAGACAAGCCTGAACGTATTGAAGGTATCTTCTGGACTGGTGGTATCATTGACGAGATAGCGGACATCAAGGCAGGAGCGTGGGAAGAAAACATATCACCAGCATTGGATACATACAACCCATTGCGCCCAGACTACCGCCCATGGTGTTGGTTAATCGGTGTACCTGATGGGTTAAACCATTACTATGACATGGCTGAGAAAGCAAAGCTACCGGAAAATGAAGACTGGGAACTATTCACATGGTTAAGTAGCGACATCTTACCGGCTGATATAATCGAAGGCGCTAAGCGGAGACTTAGCCCACGACAGTTTAAGCAAGAATATGAGGCATCATTTGAGACTGCGACAGGTAAGATATACGAAGATTACTCAGCAGCAAACTATACTGACAGTGAGATACAAGAGCATGAGCAACTGTTATGGATGCATGACTTTAACTTTACCCCAATGTCAAGCGCGATAGGCGTGTTAAGAAAAGATAAGGATGGAGTGAAAAAAGATCTTTACATTCTAGATGAAATTGTGTTAGAATCCGCTATAGCGAGACAGACAGCGATTGAATTCTGTGAGCGGTACAAGAACCACAAGAACAAACATGTATTGTTGTTTGGTGACCCAGCAGGGCGTGCAGGTGAAAAGCATGGTCACGCATCGGACTATACAGAGATAGAGCAGGTGTTAAGAGACAAAACGCGGTACGTGCTAAGATAGCAAATGCAGCTGGAGAACATAGCTTGTTTGTTAATCCAACACGCGCACCATATGCACACAAAGGGTTAGCAACGGTACAAGCAAAGAAGGGTAGCAGCTTTCTTGAAGTTGAAACGGATTATCAGCACATAACTACAGCGATTGGTTATTGTGTAGACCATTTATATCCAGTCAAGCGCGACAAAGCAGAAACAACTAACATAATTAAACCAACGGTGAATCGATGGAACACGGGGAGAAGATAATGGCAAAGAGTAAAGCGGACAAGTTAGCAGAGATACATAAAGAGGCGGTCACCGAGTTTGATCGCGTCTTTAGTACTGTCGCTGATGAGCGTGAGCAATGCTTAAATGATAGGCGATTTTATAGTATATCAGGCGCACAATGGGATGGTGAACTTGGTGAACAGTTTGAAAACAAACCTAAGTTTGAAGTGAACAAGGTACATCTAAGTGTTATCCGGATATTCAATGAGTATAGAAATAACCGCATCACTGTTAACTTTGTGAGCAAAGACGGCAGCATTGATGATGAACTAGCTGACACATGTGACGGGCTCTATCGAGCGACAGAACAAGAGAGCACCGCTAACGAAGCCTATGATAATGCGTTTGAAGAAGCTGTTGGTGGTGGCATGGGAGCATGGCGCTTGACAACCGTATACGATGACGAAGAAGACGAAGACGATGACAGACAACGCATTTTAATAGAGCCCATCTTCGACGCCGACACTTCAGTATTCTTCGACTTAGGAGCGAAGCGACAAGACAAGAGCGATGCGAGAAAGTGTTGGGTAATCTCTAGCATGGACAGGACAGAGTATGAAGAAGTTTATGGCGATGATGTTAGTAGCTGGAATCGTGATATACTCACAAGCGATTTTGAATGGGCATCACCAGACTTAGTATATATCGTTGAATACTATGTTGTTGAAGAAGACAAGCACACGGTTGTGGTATGGGAGCACATCGGCGGGGAAGAAGAGAGGTTAAGCGTTGAAGAATCAGACGAGCGCGAAGCCGAGCTACTAGCGATGGGTTCAACTGAAGTTAGGCGGAAGAAGGTTACTAAGAAGAAGGTTAGAAAGTATATACTCAGCGGTAACAAAGTACTCGAAGACTGTGGCTACATCGCAGGTCAATGTATACCAATCGTACCGGTATACGGTAAGCGCTGGTATGTTGACAACATTGAGCGATACATGGGACACGTTAGGCTAGCTAAAGATGCCCAGCGATTAAAGAATATGCAGCTATCACGCCTTGGTGAGATTAGCGCGTTAAGCCCTATCGAGAAACCTATATTCACACCTGAGCAGGTAGCAGGGTTTGAAACAGAATGGGCAGAGGATAACATCAAAAACTATCCTTATCTGCGCGTGAACCCGATTGAAGATATCAACGGGAACATGACGCCAGCTGGTGCACTAGGTTATACTAAGCCAGCCCAGATACCACCAGCTATGGCAGCCCTGTTACAGATTACGGAAGAGGATATGCAAGATATCTTAGGTAATCAACAAGACGGTGAACAAATGATGGGTAACGTTGCCCAAGGCACTGTTGAACTAATTCAAAACAAGCTTGATATGCAAACATATATTTACATGTCAAACATGGCTAAAGCTATGCGTAGGTGCGGGCAGATATGGTTATCAATGGCTAAAGACGTATACGTTGAGGAAGGTCGGCAGCTTAAGACCTTGACCCATACGGGTGAGAGTGACCAAATAGAATTAGTTAAGCCAATGATTGATGAAGACGGTGAGTTGGTAACAGCTAACGACCTTAACCGCGCTAAGTTTGATGTGCATGTTGAAGTGGGTGCATCGAGTAGCACTAAGCGTGCAGCAACTGTACGTGCGTTAACTCAGATGGTTAACATTACCACAGACGAGCAAACCAAGCAAGTGTTAGGCGCAATGGCTATGATGAACATGGAAGGTGAGGGTATCGCAGATGCACGCCAGTATTTCCGCAAGAAACTAATTGGTATGGGCGTTATCGAACCTACCGAAAGTGAAGCTGAAGAGATGGCAGAGGAAGCAGCGAACCAGCAACCATCACCGAATGATCAATATCTACTTGCAGCAGCTGAGAATGAGAAGCAGAAAGCCGCCAAGGCACAAGCTGAGATACTTGAGACGCAAGCAGATACGGATAAGACACGTGCAGAGATGGCAGAGATAGCACAGAACATTGATGCCAAGCAGCAAGAGCAAGCCTTAGAAGTCATGGATAGACTAGGGCAGAGAGTAACGCCACCCAACCTAAACTTTAACAGAGGAGAGTAAATTATGGCAAAAGCGAGTGGGATTATCCCAAACACTGAAGACACTACAGTTGACAGTATATTACAAGGGGCGGTAGTAGATATCTACCGCAAATACGGCGATACGGTGCGTATCGATGGGGAATCATATACCGCGTTTGGTAAAGGTTCTATCACCACCGCAGCATCAGCCACTACCGAATTCCCCCTAAACGACAGCTTCAGAATATTTGGAGAGCCCTCTATTGCTGCCGGTAATGCGTTTAGTTCAATCTCAAGTAGTTCTAACGGGGACACATCCCCCGACAACGTTGAGTACGAAGGGGTGAGGTTGGTCAATGACAAGATAGTTAGGTTTAAAGATACAGCAACGCTAGCTGGACAAACTAAAACAGCACTACCTACCGATGCTTTCCGCATTTATCGGGCTAAGTTTTCACCGACTAGCAACACGTTATCAGTAGGTGACATTTACTTATACAAATCATCAGCACCAGTAACAGCGGGTGTGCCTGTAGCAGATATATATATGGCTATAACAATCCCCAATTCATCGTTAGGTAATGACGCTGGCACATCTTTTAAATGTGCAGTGTCAACACCCAGTGATGAATATTTTGTTATCACAGGTATTAACGTTATCAACGAAGATGCTACCGCTACCGTACGTCACACATGGATGTTATCACAAACTAGTATGCGCACGTTTGCACGTACTAACTTGTTATACGGTACGCTTAACGGTTACCAAACTTATGACCGCCAGTTAACACCACCATTGATTGTACCACCTGAGCATGACATATCTATATATGTTACTGCTGCATCAGCTAACCCAGCCGTAACAGCAAGCTTTAGTGGTTACTGGGCGAAATTAGTATAAAAAGTTCTTGACTATTACCTGTATAGTATGATACTATACGGGTATTATGCTTCCTGCTGAGATATAGCCGGCAGGGACTTTCTAAAATGGTTTACCGTCCTACCATTTGAATCGGACGAGTTTTTAAAAAGGGTAATTTATTATGACAGATAAGGCAGAAGAGTTAGAAAACGAAATTGCTGAGTGTGATTTCGGTGGGTGCGAGTATGATTTTCTTAACGCTGAGATAGAATGCCTTTACCTTGAACTTGAACAAGTAGGAGTTTGATTATGTTTTTAGCGAAACCACAGTTCAACGGTCTGAAGCAGAAGACCTTTAAGACCAAAGAAGACGCAGTGAAGTATCTTGAAGAGATCACTGGTT